CACAAACACAAGAAGTCGAAGAAGAAAAATTTGTCTACGAAGTAGAAGACGACACACCTGTCGCTGAAGAAAAAGTTGAAACTTCTCCAGAAAAAAAAGAAGAAGAAGACCGAACAATTGTTCGTGAAAAATCTGAAGAACCAGAAGAACTTGAAAATTACAGCAAAGATGTTCAAAAAAGAATTAATCAATTAACAGCTAAACGTAAGCAAGCATTGGAAGAGGCAGACGCAGCTTTTAATTTTGCTCAACAACAAAAAAGTGAGAACGATCAATTAAAGCAACAGCTTAGTCAGTTAAATCAAGGCTACACCTCTGAATTTGGTAATAGAATTGAGTCACAAACTGCTCAAGCTAAAAAACTTTATAAGGAGGCTTTTGATGCTGGAGATGCTGACAAAATGTCTGAAGCGAGTGACCTTATGGCTAAACTCGCTATTGAAAACGAAAGACTTAGAATCCAGAAAGCTCGAACTGAGCAAACGAGAGCAACTGGAAATAATGAGGAAAAGGGCAATGTTGAACAGAACACCCCCCAAACGAGGCAGACCGCCCAAAAACAAGACTTAGATCCAAAATTACAAAAGTGGTTGGATAATAATTCTTGGTTTGGAACTGATATGATTATGACTAGCGGAGCAAGAGCTATACATGAACAATTAGTTGGACAAGAAGGTTTTGACCCATCAACTGATGATTATTATGTAGAAGTCAGTAAGCGTATGGCTACTG